TATTAGCAGAGTTAAGGATAAAGCTCATGCCACTTGGATCAGACAATGCCTTTGGATTCAGCATCTCACCAAGCGTAGTAATACCAGCAAGGAAGCTCTTATCGGTATAAGCAGCCATGATGGAGTACTGGAGCTGTCGCATTACATTAGACGCAGCATCAGCACCACCAATCTTCACAAGCCTCATCGCATCAGCCACAATGCTAAGCATCGAGTTGATGGGTTCAAAAGAGGCGTAGGAAACCCACTTATCTCCAACCTTAATGGACATAGGAGGACGACCCTCTGCCCGCCAAGCTTGACGTTCGTTTGGATCGTGTGGCAGGTTACCAGTCACGTCCGTGCTAAGGCCAAGCATCAACATGGTACCGACAAGCAACGAACCGGTAGCTTCACGACCTTCCATCTCCGCAACAAGCAGAGTATCTCCACTCTTGAGGGCAGATTGGTAGGTTTCGTTAAAGCTACGCATGGCGCGGCTGATCACGGGCATGTGCTCAAGGCCATAACCAAGCAAGTTAGCGGGGGTACGCACAAAGGGAATGAACAAGCGTCCAAGACCCATTGGCATTTGATCCACTGCGTTGGCAATGGTATTCATGAAGGAACCTGGATCATTTTGGAAGGTAATCCGTTCCGCATAATCAAGAAGATCCTTATCAAGGATACGACCAGTCTGAGGGTCAATACCCTTAGAAAACCCTTCAATATACTTATTAAAGAGCGTATCTACATCAGCCTCATCAGCCGAGTAGGCCATGGCTTCATACATTGCCTTGCTGTGCATCCGATAGCGAGCAGACATACTCTTAAAGAAGTCATCGCTTGCCATCAACGCACGGCTTGGCCAGGACAGCCAAGGATTGTTTAGGGTTTTATAGGTGTTATAAAGGAATCCAGCAGCAACCTTTTCACCATCGGTACGAGCAGCAAGATTCATCTGCTCAAGGATGGCTCTGGTTTCAAAGTCTTCAACAACAAACTTTTGTGAGAAGTTTACCGAGTCACCGGTCTTAAGCGTTGTCATGGCGGTTTGCCACGCATCACCGATACCGTTAAACATACCATGAAGACCAGCCACCGACGAATCACGCAGGGCCTTATCGCCCTTTATGGAGCCACGGAGGTAGGTTGAAAAGGGACGTTCAACAAGTGAATAGGTGTTACCAAAGACGTTACGCAGGTGAGTAATAGGACCAGACAACATGGACTGGTACATACTCGTAGTCAGCGCCTTGACACCCTGACGAACGGCAACAGCACCAAAGCGTACGGTCTTGGATGGATCACCACCAGCAAGGACCATAGCTCGAACCAGCTTATCTAATTCATCCTGTGCGGATGGATCACTGCTACGCTGGAGCTGCTTAACACGAAGAGCCCATTCCCGAATCTGTCCACGAGTCAGTTCACCATCAGCAGCATCTGCCGCATCATCATAAACCTCGGCGTTGAACTTAAAGATGTTAAGGGTCGAACCAGTCTTCTGTGCGGTGTACTTATGCAGATCCAACAATGTGACAAGGCGATCTACTACCCGATCAAACATATTACCATCAAACTCTCCTGCCTCACGAAGGGCAGCAGCATTGGTGGCAATCTCGTTGATTTCAAGGGCAGTATCACGCACAAGAGCCTTGGTAACAAGGATACCCTTCTTAGACAGAACCTTACCAGTTGTGTTTTCTGGATCAATCAGTTCTGCCTGCTTCATCATGTCAATCAGCTTTTCGTTGGTGGTTTCACCGTCGATAGCTGCCCTGAAGTTTTGAAGCTCTTCTGCTGCGGACTTAACAACAGCATTAACGGAGGTACGAGCTGCGGCGGCTGCCTGTTGAAGATCAGCACGCTTTGAGATGTTACGGATCAACTCCTCAGCATCGCCCTTAATGGAAGAGATGCGGAACTGAGCGTCCGTAAGCATGTGGGTAGAACCACGAACCGTACCAAGAGGCAGGTCATAGCCTACGGCCTTAGCACCATCCTTAGCATAGGCAATGTGTTGCTGGGCAATAGCCTTTGTTGGGTTACCTTCTATGACCCGTGCGGCTGCTTCTTGAGCAACATTGTCCCGAGCATCGTCTGGGTAATACCCACGGCTAATGGATTCATCAAGTTCCTCGATATTGCGGGTAACAATATCTTTGGTTTGACTAAGAGCAACAAACTTAGGGTCGGTTTCAGACACACCCGCAGCACGCATGGCATCGAGTTGTTGTCCGTATTGAATTTCAAGATCAGTCAGTTCTTCCAGTTCTGTTTGATGGGCTTCACCCCACCGCTCAGTTTCCTTTTCAACTGCCTTCTTGTGTTCGGTTTCAACTTCCTTAGCTTTTGCTTCGGTTGCCTTCAGGCCTTGCTCAACAGCTTGCTCGGGCGTAGCACCCTCTTTAAGGGCCTTCTGAGCGGCTCTACGGCCAAAGGCCATGAATACCAGGCCATCAGCCACAGCACTGAATACAGAGCCTTCTAGGGTGCCCTTAAGCTTAGCTTCGAAGATGTTATCATCCTCATCAGAAGCCAATGCCAGAAGGAAACTATCCTTAAACGAGCTGTCCTCAGGAATCATGTCCTTAACCATCTTGGAGAAGTTTCCGTCCTCCCTGGTGGTAAGCATGAAATCAGCCACAGCTCCAGGAACAATGCCCGAAGCAATAGCACCACGCAGACCCTTGCCTTTGGTACCAAGATTAACAAGGCCCTTAGGCAGGTACTTAGCAGCCTGACGAGTGATAACAATCAGGTTAGCCAGCTTAGCAGCCGTTTGACCGACTTGTGTTTTTGGCTTTTGAAGACCAAACGAATAGGCAGCAGCCGTATACCGATCACTGAATGGATCTTCAGTGGGCTTGACTTTACCACCCGTAAGGTTAATAGCCCCAGCCTTTAAAATGTCACCAGTAACATCAAGGGTATTAAGGGTACCTTCAACAGCGCCGACACCTACATCAGCAGCAACTCGGATAGCTTCTGCACCAAATCCAGTATCTTGTTGAATTTTAGTGTCAACACGTTGAAAGAGTGCCTGATCTTGTTGCTTCTTTTGACGATACCGTTCTTGAGTTTGAGTACCAAAGACAGCATCTACTGTACCAGTAATGGCATCGTTGGCATCAAAGCCGCCGATGGCCTGTTGAATACCAGCAAGAGGATTAACAGTAGCGGGGCCAGTTTGACCTTCTCGCTTTTGTTTCTGTTGTTCCTCTTCTTCTTGAGCAGCTTGAAACTTTTGTTGTTCTTGATCGTACTGATCACTCGTGTAATAAGGATCAGTAGGACCAGCACCAACCGGACCAAGTAGTTGAGACATAGAGTGTTTCCCCGCAGGGACAAAGGTTTACCAACGGGAAACAAGGATAAGCGCACCTACCCCTGTCTATCTACTTAAAGACCACCCGCTCGCTTCAGCTGAGCATACGCCCGCCGAGCTTCATTCATGTACTGAAGATAACGCCTATCAGTATAGGCACCCCAGGCAGATAGACCACTTCCCTTAAGGATGTCAGCCATCACCCGAGCGTTGGTTTCTGGATCTTTTAGATCGTTATCAGAACGAAGACCATACTTAGCCCTACGAGCAGGACCAAGATTATCAATCATGTTGATTTGCCATAACCCATAGGAGTTATCACCTGTGGATCGGTTTGGATTATGAGCACCAGCATTGCCAGAAGACTCAGCCATTCCAATAGCAGTCATCAGGATTGCACGTTCTGGACTGAGGCCCTGTTGAAGAGCAAGACGCAGATAATCAGTAGCGGTTACCTGAGCACTAGGCTTAAGACCCTCACCACTGGTACCTGGAATCTGTTGCATCCGTTGGGCACGCTGTTCAGCCTGAGCAATACGCTGGAGCTGGAGCATCTGACTCATGTAATCAGGAGCCGTAGCCAGCCGTTGGACAGCACGAGGAGCCAATCGTTGCATCTGAGCAAGCTGTTGACCCTGTGGGCTGTTTTGAATAGCAGCCGAATCCAGATCGTAGTGCTGAGCCTGGTGGGTAAGAGCACCAACAATACCAAGAGGATTGGTAGCAGCCAACGCTTGCATACGTTGCGTAGGAGGCTGACCGCTCTGGAATCGTTGGATGTTGTCCTCTACCTCAGACTTAGGAAGGGCAGAGTTACCAGAGTTAAGGTTACGAAGCTGAATGGTTCGTGGATTGAAACCACCAACATCAGGCACATAACCACGAAGGGTACTCTTTACCTTATCAGGACTGACGGCAGGGTTCTTGCTTAGCGGGCGAGTCTTCCAGGACTTGCTATCCTTATTGTATTGGAAGTAACGGCCAACAACACGAGGCAGTTGGTTTTCAATGAGTTGGTTGATTGCATTGTCATCCAAAGTATTACCTTTGCGACGCTCTGCATCATAGACCTTGTAAACAATGTCCGCCAAATCATTGATGCTTTGATTGACGTGCTGCGTATGCTGAAGAGGCTGACCAAACGGATTAAGGCTGATGGCACCTTCTGCTTTGAGCTTAGAGGTAACAGCTTCCTTAAACGAAGAGTCGAATTGCTTCATAAACGCACCACGATCAGAAGAGGTGGAGAATTGCTTCAACTCCTCTGCCATGTTTGCCGTCAACCGACCAGCCAAACGATCACGTTCGATCTGATCTTCTGATGGCCGCTTACCCTGATCAATACCAGCACGGTACTGACGATAGAGGGTATAGTCTACGTTGGCAGGTTCTGCAAGCAGATTAGCCCTGGCCTCAAGCGCAGACACGCTTCCCTTATCAGCAAGAATACCAAGTGTTTGAATGGTTTGCTGACGAAGAGCCTTGAGTTGCGGGGCAGGCATATTTGCATCCTGACGCGCCTTTTCAAGAATAGAAACAGCTTCCTGTGCTTGTTTGTTTAGGCGAGCTTCTGCCTTCTGTTGTTGGGCAACAGCCCGATCTGCAATCGCATCTGCCGCATCATTAAACTCCTTGGCATAAGCAAGACCAAGTTTAATGCTTTGGGGTTCGTCTTTGATCTTAGGGACATTGGCCAGCTCAAGAAGAAGCTGATCGGCCATTTTTTGGGGAAGACTTTTGATTGTTTCAATCGCCCGATTCAAAGCTCGATCAGATGCTGCCCCCTTGCTAAGACCACCCTCAATTTCATACTGCTGCACCAACAACTGGAAGTCGTTAGACATCGTGGCAGAGGTTGCCTGAGGGTTGCTGAACGTAGAGTTGACTTGAGCATCAAGATCAGAGACAGCCGTTTCCTTACGCTTCCTGGTTTGTTCAGAAAGGTGATTCGCAGACACCTGACCCTTAACAGCTTGAAGGGTAGGTGCAAGGTGTTCAACCAAAACCAGCGGGTTGATAGCTGCCAGCTTGTTGTTCTTTACAAACTCCTGTTGAGCCACATTCATCACAGCGGCCAACTCAGTAGGGCTAGCTGCTTGTCCTGGAGCAATTACCCGTCCATCAGGAAGAGGAATGATCCGATCAGTGCGATCCATGAACTCCAAGAAGAAGCCCTGTGCGTTACTAGCAGCCTGTTTGGCAGTACCTACCGCTTGACCATAGGCCCTCCATCCACTGATAGCACCGCTGCGACTACGAAGTTCGGTAGCAACACCAAGCTGTCCATCCTGCTCAAGGAAGTTAGCTGTTTGGGTGTCAGCATCAGCAGCTCTACGAAGGATGTCTGTTTCCTTTTGATAGGCATCAAACATCTGGCCTGGCAGTTCAGCGGTTCCGTTAAGAACCTCAGCCAAACCAAGGTTGTATTCCTGTTCGTTTTTCTTTTGTTGGGTATCCTGAAGGAACTTACCAAGCGTTGAGCTAAACCCAGCAAGTGTTTCAAGATCAGACGTTTGTTGGCGGGCAAGCTGTTGCCCAATCCGTTCCATCTGATTGGTTACCTGTTCCCCTTGGTTAAGGACTTGCCGAGACGCATCATAGACTTGCTCAGCTTTAAAACCTCGTGGTCCCTGGTAACCAGTAAGTTGTACTCGTTGTGCCATTGTTTAACCAGCCAGTTGAGGGATTCTAAAAGCAGCTCTAGTATCAACGTTCGTTGAAGAAGGCATTCTTACTTGAGAACCGCTTCCAGGAGGATTAAAGCCTGAAGGAGCCTTAAGGCCTTGATACATGCTGAAACCACCAAGAGCAGCCTGTCCAATACCAAGGACCGCACTGGCAGCACTAGGAGCAGGACCAGCAATTGGTGCAAGGGGTTGGATCAAACGGTTAGAAGCCGCCTGAGCATTGGCAGAACGAGCATCTGCTTCGATGTCAAGACCAGCCAAGGTATACGCTTCACGAGCATAACCAAGGTTGGTACCAAGATTAGCAAGGTCTTTGCCGTATTCACGCTCTGCATCGCTGGCAAGAAGAGCAATCGACTTACCAGTACGACCAGAAGCAAACACTTGACCCTGTGCCTTGAGCTTATCAATCATAAGCTGTTGGGCATCTTGAGCAGCCTTGTCGTAGTCTGTTTGAAGCTTACGCTGTTCGGCAATATACGCACGATTAGCAGCAGCCTCGTTTGCCTTGAGTTGTGCTTGATACGCCCGTTGAGATTCCTCATACGCCTGCATCTGGTATTGATACTGGGTTTGAGCAACCTGCTGTTCGTATTGATACTGTGCTTGTTCTTGTTGATAGCCTGCAATACTTTGCAAACCACCCATGACAGCTGTTGCTGCCCCGACAATAATCGCTGGATTACACATGATTTGTTAATTTAGCAAATTCAACATAAGTTAGTTTCTGTGGTCCGACAGTCACATAACCAAGCTTTTTAAACCCAAGAAGGCGAAGAAGCTTCATGTGCATTCGGTTACGCGGATCAGCTATGTTATGAAGCACAGCATAGGAGGTTTGTTGATCGACCCATTTTTTAGCCTCCTTAAAAAAGAGTTTTGGATAGGGGCGGACATGATCTGTTGTTAACATCCAAATCGCTCCGCAGTGGGCATCGGTTCTGGATACCCCCGCCATCCCACACAGCTCACCCCGTATGAAAAAACTTATGGGGTTTTCAAGCTGAGAAAAGGACTCGGGTAGAACCTTGTGTGGATTGTGGCCCCACCCGAGAATTTCGTTAAGATCGTCCGCCTGAAGGTGCTCAGCCAAATAGATAGAATCTTCAATTGTGGCTGGACGGATTTCGTGGATCATACGGCTTTAATGCCTTTGTTGTTGTAGGTGCCTTCCCACGTCATGGTAACCAGAGCCAGGGGAAATGGAGCACTGCAAATAATACTAAGGTCTACATCCTTACCCTTCGCCATAATGGGAACGATGTTCTCAGCAGTCCTTAGCATAGGTGCTTCGTTGAATTGGTTTTGGTTAGCGGTAATCTGTGGTAAGGTAATGTTAAAGGTAGCCCGACCAGGAACATCCAAAGACGCTTCGAATGGACCTGACTCATGGCTATAAAAGCGAACACGGTGAACAATAGGAATGTTCATCTCATCAGCCACCTTGTCCCTCTTGACATAGAATCCAGGGAACCGTGCTGTTGAAGTAATCTGATAACCAAGTGCAAACTGTTCCGTTGTTTGATTACCGTCTACCGTCACATAATACTTCTGTCCAGCAGGAGCTGCAGCATTGTATTGGAGGGTAGGGTATTCAACGTAGGAGTTATCGTTGGGACTGATCTTAACAACACAGGGTTGTGCTGAGGCTATGTTTGCCCCTTCGTCAAAGAAGATCTTGGTTTCATCATTGACAGAATCATAGGCCTTTGCTGGGTTGTAATCAAACAAGTCCATACGAAGGTCAACATACTTATCCTCAAAGAAGATAGCACCACCTGGGGTTTCTGTCAACAGCTCCATCCGACAAAGCACTGGCTGGGTGTCGCCTTGAAGAACAATGAAGACTTCATCCTCATGGAACTCAACAAGCAATACCGGCGCAGGGAAGGTCCACTTAAACCAAGAAGCAATAAGGCGTTCCTGGTCTTGAGTGTAATACCTAAACAAGTAAATGCTTTCTGGGTCTTGAACAGACGTGAAACCAAATAGCGAAGCACTCAGCGTATTGGTAACAAGGTTGATTCCATTCGGAATGTAAGCAGGAATTAGTTTGCTTAGTTCCTTCTTGAGTGGGTTGGAATCAATGTTAATAGTAAGCTCGTTAACAGCAACGGATGTTTCGTTCTCTTCAACCACCACAATAGTACTACCAAGATCCAAAGGTTTAACCTCAGTAGTATGACTGAAGCTAGAGATCAGGTTAAGTTCTGCGGTTGCTGGAGAGAAGGCTTCTGAGCGCGTCTGAAGGATATACTGGGCATTGTCTGCAAAGACCAGCAAACCATTAGACTGTTGAAGGGCATACCTAAATTCAACCCTGGTGGTAGAACCAGCAGAGATGTCAATAGGGTCACTATCAACAACAGTAACAACCGTTGAGGGGTAGAAGGCTAGGAAGGCACCGGCTTGTGAACAGACGATGTTTTCTTCGCTCATCAAAACCAAACGGTTTTTAAAGAAGGAAATACCAGAAATGGTACTACCCACAAACGAAGGGCTTGGGGAAGAATCTATGTCACCAACTGTTCTCTGTGACCAGTATTGCGTCGCCCAGGTGCTGCCAGAAATCGTAGCAGATCCAACAGAAGTAATCGTAAAGGTATCTCCTTGGTTGTTGGACACAACGTTTGTGGCTGTGTATCCTTGACCAGCTCGAATGATTCGAATGCCAGTGATCTGCTTTTGAGCATTGACGCTGGTTACCTGAAGCCGAAGGTTGATGCCACTGCCACCATAGACAGGAAAGGACTGTCCAATGTTCCACCGAGCCGTACCAACAGACGTGACACTGACTGCGGTTGGAATACCAGTTACGGTTGTAGAAAGCACATAAGAAGCTGCAGCTGCTGCACTCAGTTCACGGAAGGTATACGTTCCGTTTGCTTCACGAATCAACGCATGAGGCATCGTGGTTGGATTAAGACCCAGAACTTCTCCTGGCTTAATCGTTTCCACCCAGGTGCCAGCCCCTTGTCCGCTGCCATTACTGGTTTCAAATTTAACGTAATAGTCGTCTCCGTTGGTTCCAGAATCACCTGCAACCTGGATAACCAAACCATTAAGAAACTGACTAGGCAATGATTCAACACCAGTCACCGTGCCTTTATAAGCAACAAGACCAGTACCAGAAATACTACCAGTAGCTTCCAGGCTAAAGTCTGCGTTGTTGGCTCTGCGGATGTGGATGTAGTTTGCAATGCCAGTAGCAACAAAGGCTGGGTTAGCATTGATAGCAGTTACCAGACCGCTGATGATGGTGTTGGCGTTAAGGTTAGAACCAGACGTGGTTGGGGTATTGTAGGTAAAAGCAGTACCGTCAATAACCACACGGTAGGTCGTATCGTATGCAACCGTTGTAAGAGTTACATAACCGAAGGGGTTCTGGGTTGCAGAGGTCGTAGCAACATCCTGAACAACAACACCTCTGTTAAGCACAAAGATGTAATCGTTGATCTGAAGAACCTCAAGATCAGAACTCTTTACATGAGTAGCATAGGTTGTTGCCGTACCAGACAAGGTATTAACAGTCTGTTGAATGCCGCTTTGAGCATCCCACAAACGAACAACACCATTGTTGGTAATCTGAAGAAGAAGCTTTTCGTCAAGCCCCTTACAAATAAAGAACCAACTACCCCCAGAAAGAGAGTTGTCGATGCGACGAATAAGCTGTGCGCCTGGCCTTTTAATAAGACCAAACGTTGGGTCAGGGTAATAGTTATCACACTCTCTTAGCTGGCCTGGAAGCATCAGAGAGTCCGGCTGTTGCGATACCCCACCAACCAGGCCAATAGTTCTTTGTGAGATAGCAGCCATGATTTATCGAGCGATAGCGCGGAAAGGAGTGTAACTAATGTAGAAGTTTTGACCAGTTTCCTGACCAAAGATACTAACATCCGAACTGCTGGTATCATAGGCCAAGCAGTTGGAACGAAGCAGTGCCTCATCTTGAGCGTTGAAGGTTACCATTTCCTGGGAACCAAGAACACGTCCAGCAAAGACACGGGTAGAGCGTTGGATGATGTAATCCTTAAAGACTTGGGGAAGATCTTCGAAATCAAACTTCCACACTACATCACATTTAATCGTTGCTCCGGCAGTAAACGTATAGGTATGGTTCACTTTATCATAAAGCTTGCCATCCCGCAATACCGTCTGGTATTTCTGATTGTTTGCATATTTATTATCCGAAAGCTGAAGAGCGTTAGTGGGAACAAAGATGTTACCATTCGTATCAGCAGTAAAAGGATAGGCCACCTCAGTGTTGAAGTGCCAGCCTTCTCCTTGAACTTCCCTATCAACAGCATCCAATACGGAAGATGCAATAGCGATTTCGGGGTTAGCGACATCAAGGCTTACCACCGGGGCCTGCCCGATGCCACTCAGCATCTGGTTAATAGCTTGGAGTTGAGTCGTCATGTTATCGGACAGGACATGAAAAAAAGAGGGGCTAACCTTTAATAGGCTAACCCCTTATTAAACCTAATTTTGGCTAGGATCAGGCCACGTTACGGAAAGCACCAGCGCAGGAAACGCGCACAGCACCAGCACCGTAAGCCAGACGGCCCACGATCACATCGCCTTGATAGATCACCTTGGTGTCAGCACCGGTGGTCTGGACGGAAGGACCAATGGCCTCCACAACGCCAGCAGCATCACGGTGGAAGATCAGGCCGCAGCTGTTGGTGAAGTCGGTAGCGATACCGTAGTTGTTGTTTTCACCAGTCACAGCAGTCGCATCAATGGCGGTACCGGCAGCCGAACCATACTTGCCCAGGAAGGGGATGTTGTTCGACTTGTAGATCTTGATACCAGCGATCTCATAGAGACCTTCACCGCTGTTCAGGTTGCCCTGGCTGTTGCCGTATTCGCGGTTCAGGATGTTGGTGTCCACCTGGCTGATCAGGGCATAGTACTGACGAGGAGCCAGCACGGCCACACGACCCTCCTTGGGGGCAGCGATCTCGTCCAGGCGGGCAGCAGCTTCGAAGAAACCGTCCACCAGGGCTTGAGCGTCATACTCCTTGTTGGCACCCAGGTTCACGCGGAAACCACCAGGCTCACCAGTCACGGCAGCAGTCAGGCCAGAGGCACGATCCAGCACACGGAAGACGCGGCGGTCATAGAACTCAGCCAGGCTTTGGCCGATCTGACGGGCAATAGGGCCACGGATGTCATACTGGGCCAGGGTCTCATCCAGGTCATAGATGAACGCAGAGGCCACCAGCAGGTCGTCCATCGCAATGGTGGTTTCAGCAACCGGGGGGTTGCCGCTACCGAGGATAGCCGAACCAGGGGTGTGGTAGCCAGCCGTCACACGACCGGTGTGGATGAATTGAGCTTCCTTGCCGTTACGCAGGGTGCGGTTCATCACCAGACCCTTAGCAATGGTAGCATTACGGAAGGCCTCATAGACCTCGCCGGTGAAGAGCTTCAGAAACAGAGCCTTCTTGTCACCAGCTTTATTCGATTGTCCAAGTTGCGTAAGCGTCGCAGTCATTGTTGTTAAAGTTAAATACGGTCAATAAGATCTAGAGCATTCAAAGCTTTATAAGCCCTGCGATTCCCTAGGTATGGGAGAAATAGACTTAGGATCCTTGCTACTTCTACCCTTTTGGCCGTGCGCCATTCGTAGGCTGGTCTCCAATGTTTATTGCTTTTCATTTGGGTAGTCATGTAAGGCCCGCTAATTTTGGGTACACCTACAATTTCACCAAATTTACAAAGCACATCTTCATCACACATTTTAACAGAAAGGCGTGGAAAGATGTAACCTTTTGTATTGCAAAAAACAATAGAACCCTCACCTTCGAATATGCCAGCGGCCCATTCAATAGAGTTTGCGCGCATTGATATTCAATTGTGGGTAATAAATCCGTTGTATTGGGTATCCGACGCATCGGGCCAATACTCCAGTCGACTGGGTTTTTAACGAGGTTATCCCATCCTCAATAGGCAGGGGGACATTGCAGTCCCCACAATCTGTGTTTAAATCAGATCGCCGCTTGCAGCCAGACGTTGTTCGATGTCAATACGATAAGCAGGGTCATCACGATAACGAGGATCGGAGATAGCCCGTGCCAGTTCGGCTTGACTACGGAATGCCTTGGTGGTGTTCTTAACAGACTTACCAGACACTCGCTTGCCTTCAAACCCGACAGCATCACGATACCGCTGATTCAAGGCTTGAACTGCAAAGAAGATAGCATCCTTGTTGCCACTGTTGACAACATTATCAAAAGCAGCCACCTCATCGGGACGCAGGTTATCTGCTGCCCAGGCAAGGGTTTCATTGTAGGATTCTTCACCACCAACCGAAGCAAGGATTGACTTGGCATCAGCGTCAGACAATTCCTGTTGGGAAAGGGTGGCGTTCTTTTGAAGTTCAAGGTAAGCATCAATCAGTTGCTCAGACGGCAACTCCTTGAGCTTTTGAACGGTTTCTGGTTTGAGCTGATTGGAGTTACTGAAGTATTCCTCAGAAGCCTCTTGAATAAACTTAGCAGTTTCAGAAACAACCTCACCTTCATCAGATGATTCAGTACCCTCATCGGGGGTATCTTCACCCTCTTCTTGAGTAGGCTCTTCCTTCTGCCCTAGTTTCTTTTCAAGTTCTTTGTATGCCTTCTCA